GAGAGGCGGTACGAGATATCGCGAGTATATTCTCTCGCATTTCGGTGTTTCGGTTGCTGATAGTCGTGTTCAAGTTCCGGAATTTCTCGGCGGTAAGCGTACTCCGCTTAATGTTCAACAAGTCGCTCAGACTTCGCAAACTTCTTCGGGTAGTCCGCTTGCTTCTCTTGGTGCTTATTCGCTCTCATTCGGCAAAGCTGGTTTTTCAAAAGGTTTTACGGAGCACGGCTTTATTATCGGATGTATGTGCCTTAGATACCATCATACCTATCAACAAGGTGTTGAACGTTATGCGTTCCGTAAACAACGTCTTGATTTCTATGACCCTATATTTGCAAATATTGGTGAACAGCCCGTTTATAAAAAAGAGCTTTTTGCGAGTGCTGGCGTTGATGATGTTTTTGGTTATCAAGAGGCTTGGGCAGATTTGCGTTATCGTCCTAGTCGTGTGAGTGGTCAACTTGCTTCTAAGAGTACTAATACGCTTGATATTTATCACTTTGCTGATGAGTATGCTAACGCTCCGATTCTTTCGGAAGGTTTCATAAATGAGTCTGATAGTAATTTTGCTCGTACTATCTCGATTGCTGATGCTGAATCTACCGATTCTGACCAGTTTGTATTTGATATTTACGTTCAGAATGATGCAATTCGTGAACTTCCGGTTTATTCGGTGCCGAGTCTTATAGACCATCACTAATGGAGGTATTTTATGGAATGGCAAGATTTGATTGACCCATTTCACGCTACTGGCAATTGGTCGGGGGCACAACCCCCGACCACTGACGGTGGTTTTTTTCCTGGTATTCGTAATATTTTTACTGGTGATACTGATTATGCACGTGAAAGAGAGTTACAAGATATTTCAAATGCTTTTAGCGCTTCGGAGGCACAGAAAGCTCGTGATTTTTCCGAGCGTATGAGCTCTTCTGCTTATCAGCGCGCTATGGCGGATATGAAAGCTGCTGGACTTAATCCGTCTCTTGCTATTTCGCAAGGTGGAGCCTCTACTCCGTCTAGTGCTTCGGCTAGTGCTTCTTCTGCGCATGCTGGAAAGAGCGGTCAAGGTTTGATAACTTTGATGTCTTCTTTGCTTGGTGGAGCGTTTCGTGTTGCTACCACGTCTATGGTTAATGAGGCTCGTATGGCTCAGACGCTTGAACGTTCGAATAGTGCTTATGAGATAGCCGTTGAGCGTGATATGGAGCATATGGCGCGTGATAATAAGTGGCGCGAGTATTATTCGAGCCGCCGTTATTAACTGCGACTCGCGCGCTTATGCGCGCACGTACGCATATATAACTTGATATATATGCGTACGTTTTTTACGGTGTAAAAAAATATGTGTAGTTCTAAGATTGCTCTTATTGTTTTATCTAGTATTCAAATTCTTTATAATATTTGTGCTTTTATTGCTCTTTTGTGTATAAATAGGAGGAAAAAATAATGTGTATTTATCCAAAGGAAAGAGAAATAAAATGTCGTGACGGAGTGACAAGAGTTTTAGTTACTCGCTGTGGTAAATGTGTAGAGTGTCAAAAGTCCTACTCGAATGAGTGGGCTTTGAGACTCTATCACGAAAAAAAGTATCATCTTTATACTTTTTTCATTACGTTGACTTATGATGATGTTCATGTGCCATCGGATGGACAACTCCGCAAGAAAGATATACAAGATTTTATTCTTGCTTTGAAAAAAGAGGTTGATTGTCGTTATTTTCTTTGTGGTGAGTATGGCGGTACAACTGCTCGTCCTCATTATCACGTGCTTGTTTTTACGGACGTTATCGAGTCGTTTGGGTTATTTAACCCTTTCGCCTCTAAATACGCTTCTAGCGCGCTTCTAGCGCGTTTATGGCCTTTTGGTTTTCATTCGGTTGAAACGAAAGTCGAGTTTTCTACTTTGCGATATGTTGCAAAGTATATGCAAAAGGCGCGTGCAGCGAGTCTTCCGGTAGGTTTTCAAAAGCCTTTTTTGTTGATGTCTCATAAGCCATATATCGGTATGCGTGAAGATGAACTCTGTGAGTGGTATATGCGACGTAATAAGGATGATAAGTTTTACGTTGATGGTTTCCCTTATCCTATACCTAATTTTTATTCGCAAGTTATTGAGCGTAATGGTATTGTGCTCGATAAAGTTTATTCGGATAAACTTTTGTCTCGTTCAAAAGAGGGTTGCATAGAGGCAATCAGACGTGCGGATAAAGTTATAAATGAGCTTACTCGCCCTCGCGTGCGCGTATAAATATCTATTTTTTAGATATTTTTTAATAATAATAATAAGGACTGTTGATAATTTTTTGTATATACAGTGATTATTGCATAAACTTGATTAAATTGGCTATATCTTGCATATTTATGCATTATATAGCCATTTATGCAAAAATATTGCATAAAGTTATTCACATTTTATCCACATTTATGCAAAGTTATCCACATTTTGTCCACAAAATGCATAAAATCATCCACATTTTTATATCTTGATATATTTACGTATATTTTGTATAATTTTATTAGCCTTATAAGGAGGGCTTTTGCCTATGAAAGAATTCATTTTAGCAAACCCAATTGCTTTTACAACGATTTTACTATGTGCTATCGCTTGTATTATCACGTTTTTCGTGATTCTTTTTGATACGAAAAGTGTCAAAAAGTCAGTTAAAGCCGTCAAGGAGGTTATTATGGCTTTTCGTATGCCGAACTATCGTTCGGAGCAAACAGATGCGGAGAAGAGCAAACCGCGCAAAAGTTTACGCCATATATTGACGAGTATCAATATGTAGCTGATACAAATGAGATTGAAAAAACCGGCAAAAAAATTAATGTCGATGAAAAGATTCAATCTTATTTGACTACTAGGCTTGAAGATATGCTTGAAAAGTTTCTCAATCCGGTTAAAGTTGAACATAACGATATTGTAGCAAGTCCCGATGAGATGTCCGGTGATTTGGAAAGTATGCTTAAAGCGTATGATAATTACGTTGAAACTGCGGAGGATTTGAGAGTTAAATATAAGCTTCCTACTTCTCTTGCTACGTCTGATGTTTATGCGGCTGTTGAGGAAATGTATCAAACTCAACGAAAGTTAGTTGATTCTATTATTCAAAAAGGAGGACTTAAAAATGAAAAGAGCGTACAGGTTGAAAAAGAGAGCGAATAAGCGTAATTTTCGCAATACTGCCTCAAAGACTCACAAAAAAAATCTTACCGCAAATGTAATGAGAGGAGGTTATAGACTATGACAGTAGGTCTTTATTCATATTTTGATAGAAAAGCGCATTGTTATGGCGCACCGTTTACGGCAGTAAACAATGACGTTGCTGTACGTCAATTTGCCGGGCTTATTCAAGATGCCGGGGGACGTTTGGCTATCTACGATACTGAGCTTTATAAGGTTGGTGAGTTTGATGGTGATAACGGTGTTGTTGTGCCGGGTCAAGTCGAGTTTATTTGTGACTATTATAAAGCTTCTGAGCTTCTCAAAGGTGGTGACGAATAATGGCAAAAAAATCTAATTTTGTTTTTGGCTCTGTGCCGATGATTAGAGCGAGTCGTTCTCGATTTGACCTTTCTCAATCTATTAAAACTTCCGGTAATGTTGGAAAGCTTTATCCGTTTTTCTGTCAAGAGGTCTATCCTGGTGACACTTTTAAGATAAAATCGACTATTTTGTCCCGACTTTCGAGCACTTATTTGCGCCCGGTTATGGATAATCTTTTCCTTGACCAGTATTTCTTTTTCGTGCCTTCACGTCTTGTTTATGATAAATGGGCGCAAGTTTTTGGCGAGAATAAGTCGGGCAAATGGGCTAATTCTACTCCTCCGATAGTTCCTACTTTTCAGAATGGTGCCGATGTTGGCAATGTTGCGCTTCACGATAACGTTTGTGCGTATATTAACTTGCCTGTTGGTCAAGATATTGGCGCAAATATTCGCGATATTTCTGTATTGCCTTATCGTGCTTTTGCTCTTATTTATGATGAGTGGTTCCGCGATGAGAATAACGTTCAACCTATGCAGATTCAAAAAGGTGATTCGACTGCTTCTGAGCAGCTCAATAACGATGCCTGGGCTCCCAATAATTATCTCGGCAAATGTCCTAATGTTGCTAAGTTCCACGATTATTTTACGACTTGCTTGCCGTCACCTCAAAAAGGTGATGCCGTCGAGGTCGGCACTGTTTCGCTTCCGGAGCGTATTTTGCCTGTTAGTTCTATTCGTTCTGTTGCCGGGAATACTCCTGTTACTTATCCTACTATGGGTTCGTTGTTCCCCGATGTTGCGCGTACTTCTGAGCTAGCAAAATCAATGGGTTTCACTGGTGCGAGTGAATCCGGTTCAAATGGTCTTTTCTTTTCTGATTCTCAAAATACCTGGACTCCCCCGCAAGGAGATATTCATTTGCATTCTGCTGTTGGTTCCGGACAAGGTCGTCTACTTGCTCGCGGTACTGAGTCTGACGGTCAAGGTCAGATTCTTTATCCTTATAACCTTGCCGCATACGACCCCGGAGTTGCACTAAATCCAGTTACTGTTAATGACTTGCGTCTTGCTTTCCAAACTCAAAAAATGCTTGAAAAAGATGCGAGAG